TAATGAAATTGTTGAAGGATACTCTCCTACATAGTGTGTAGGAAATGCTTTTTTAATATCCTCAAATGTTAAGTCATCCAACTTAATTCTAATTGTCTTTTTTACAGCTCCATTTATTATGTCGCTACAATTTTGTAAATGTTCTTGATTAGTCATATATATTATTTTTAATTTCTATGCAATATTACGAATTGTTTTTTAATTACACAAGTTTTATTAAAGTTTTCTACAATAAAATATGTAACAACTTGATTATCTGCAAGATAACAAACGCAGTAAACATCAGTAATATTCCCATAATTATTGCAAATTGTATTCCTTCTTTAATAAACTTTGGTAGGTTTTTCTTTAATTCTGCCCATTCTTCTGGCGTAGGATCTAAATCATTATTTTTCATATCTCTTCATTTATTATTTTACCATTATCATAAATTCTTATTCTTGTATCATAATCATCTTCAACTTCATATAAAGCAACACAAGTAGTTTTATCATCTAAACTATCAATACAATCCATAAATTCTTGTAGTGCAAAATCTTTATTGTCATAACTATTTTCTCCATAAGGAATACAATCTACTTCGGGATATTCTATTTTTTCAATCCAATATTTTTTCATATCTATTTTATTTTAATCGGTTATACAAAATACCTCAAATCCAAATTCCTTCATATTATCAAAAGGTTTGTCATCCATCTCGGTAGGTGTTTCTAATTGTCTAATAAGCATTAGCATAAAGTCCTCTACACTATCATAGTTTATATCATAGTTATTGTAAAGTTTAGAAATGTTTTTTTCATCTACTCTAATCTTAAGTGTTATCTCTTTTTCTATCATTTTTTTTAATTTTAATTGGTTAATATTTAATCTCTTATTGAAAATTTAATTATTCCATTAGATATACATTTATATCCTCCATATACTGAGTGTTCAGTTTCTTTTTCTACTGCATCTATTAAGGTATATGCACTTATACCTTCATTACGAGGGATCGTATAGTTAAATCCATCCATTCCTTTGTTTGCAGTTTGTTTTGCTATTTCTATAATAGTCCAAATATGTTTTTTGAAATTTATTCTTTGTTGATTTTTATTTATTGTTATTTTCATTTTACTTAATTTTAATATTATACATTTCTCCCATTGGTGAATCGTGGTGTGCGATTCTTACTTCATATTCTCCATTCTCATCTCTTGTCATTAGGTATGTTAAATCACATTGAGGAGCAATCTCTCTAAACATATCTATTGTTTTGTTTAGAGTAAAAGTTTTCTCTCCACTTCTATTTCTCCATCCCATATTTCTGCCTTCTACATAAACTTCCTTTCCAATATCTTTTGAAAATTCATTCTCAAGATCCATTTCAAAAAATTCCCAATAGATATCTTTATCATATTCATTCCAAAAGAATTTTTCAATCTCCTCATCAGTAATGTCCTCAATTTCTCTTTTTACTGGATTTTCATTTTCATCTACCAATCCACTACAATAATTGTCTTGGTATTCTCCTTTGTTCTTTTGGAAGAATTCAATGTCTTGCGATATTTGATTCGCAATATCATACTCTGCTACAATATACTTTTTCATATAATTTAATTTTAATTGTGCGAGGAATATCCCTCTACCACCAAATCCCCAATGCATTTACGCATTGAGGTTAGATGGGATAGGAAAAGCTCCTATCTGACAAACACACAATTAACTATTCATCATTTCTTTTAGATGTCTTTCTAACACTTCTTTTATCTCATCTTCCATATTGACAATCTCTTGGCTTAAACTTAAAAGATCCTCTAATCCTTCTGCCTCATAATTACTCATATCATCAGTTTGTCCTCTTTCAATTGCTCTTACGCAATCTCTTAAATCTCTCGCAGTATTCTCAAATCTGCAATAACTCATATTTCCCATAATTCTATTTTTTAAGGTTTTTAATTATATTATCTTTCTCTATAAACAAACTATCAGTTTTGAATTCATACTCAATCCATAATTTGTTAATCTCATTATCTATCTCTAACAATTTTTGTTGTTGTTGGGAAGTTAGTTTACCCATTGAGCAACTACTTAATAAAGCAATTACTCCACTTACGAATAGGATCTTTTTCATTTTAATTTCTTTAATAGGTTAATAATGTATTCTCTGCAAACTTCTTGATCTGCTGGACATTCTGCTTCCCGATAAGAAACATCATCTATTAGGTTAGTAGTGTTGAAGCAAAAACTTTGCAGCTCCTCTAATACTTTATTGATTAAGTGAATCTCACTTTTAGTGTATTTAACTCGTTTTTCTTGAAAATCCCATAGTTCGTTAATCTCGTTGTCTATGGATTCTTTGATGGAGATTTGCTTATTTATCCAATCCATCCATTCGTTGTAGCATTTTGCGTTTCGTTTTCCAACTTTATAAGTTCTCATTGGTTTCATTTTATTAAATGTGTTTGTTATATACTGACACTACTTGCGTAGTGTTTCGCCACCTTTCAGTGTTGCTCATCAGAGTATTTTAGAATGGTAATACATCATCATATTCATATGCCCATTTCTCTACTTGCTCTTTAGATACCTCTACATCTATGGTATTGGTTTGTGCATCATTCCATACAACTACATATACTTTATTGTTAATGTATTTTGCATCTATTCCATAATTGGTTTTAAGCACATCTATTGCTTTAAGTTCATTTGTTGTCATATCTCTATTTATTTAAGTGGTTAATTAGCACATTGATATAGTGTTTAGTATCTCCACTATAATTACCATCAGTCATCTCAAAGTAATCTATCGCATCTTGCAGAGTATCTTTCTTTGTTAGGTTTTGTATTGTGTGATTCAATTCCCACACTTTTCTTCTTAACTCTTGGTTCTCGTTCCATACCTCATTATATCTCTTTTCCATTCCATTATAAAGAGCAACCTTTTTTTCATTTCTCGCCATCTTATTATATAGGTTAGGATTCTTAATATATTCTCTACCTTTTTTAGTAATCTTAAAGACATTTTTAGTGTTATTGTCTATCAATCCACTATACTTCCACTCTACTATGTTAGTCCCATAGTAACCTTGTCTATTGACATAATCTTTGATGTCATTACCTTGTGCAACCCATATAAATTTTTGCACATCTTGTCTATTACATTGCTTTCTTTTAGCAATCTCTGACAATACTTGATGTTTAATTGAATTCATAATTTCTAATTTTTAATTGTGTGTTATATACTGACTACTCTTGCGAGTAGTTTCGCCAAAATCTCATTGGCTCATCAGAGTATTTATCCTTCCATTGATTTGTATTGTTCCCAACTTCTATATCCTACTCTTGAATATAATACTGAATTCAAGGAGTCAATATTACTACCATTGATAGAGGTAACTAATCTTAACTCATCCTCATTAGCAATTCCATACTCTATGATGTTGTCCCATAGTAAATCAAACTCGTTAATCTCATCAATTACTCCCCAAATTTTATTTGCGAAATCTTCTTTATTGTTCATTGTGTGTATATGTATTGATTATTATATGTGCAAATATAGTATAAATTATTTACATAAACACTATACTTTTAGAAATATTTCTTGTTCCAATATTTCCAGACGCTTAACATTCTGGAAATCAATCGGTTATATTGTTAATAATTTTTTGTTTTGTTTGTGGATCTTTTCAGTCCTTCAGTGATTATTCGTTCTCTCTTTCTTTCTAAATGAGAAACGAATACTTCTTTTTGTGTGGGGAATGGGGGAAGGTATCACACTTTGATGTGAGATACACAACGAATCAAAGCAATGCGAGATACATATATGTGTGTGTAGTAAGCAACCGACTACCACCACCAACCTACCAACATAAAAAGGTAAAAAGTTTGCAGAAAATTTTTGAAAACACAACCCCCCCCTCAAAAAAAATATGACTTTGATATGAGGGGTGCACTGCGTATGATATATAATAACCCTTAACCCCCAGACATCTAATAAAAATTTATTATCTTTGTAAAAAAAGAAATCATGCATAAGACTTATAAAACAATTATGGACATGGATGGGCTCAGAGTAGAGAAAGGCAGATTAGTAAATGATCGCTTCCCATCAGAAACAGGAATAGCTCGAGCAGCTCGTATCAAAAGGTCAGTAGAAAATGACAGAAAGATAAATCAAATTGCTGAGGCTATTCAACTTGCAGACGACAGAAAAAACTTTAGAGAACTTGAGTTTTAAAAATTAATCAACTTCCCATTTGTTCTGTTTGATTAGTTGTGAAAGAGAGGTTATCCATTCGGATGCCTCTTTTTTTATATATGTATTTTAAACTTCGTCATAATTATGATGACTTTTTTTTAACTCGTCATATTCTAACTTATTGATTTCCAATATAATATATTTATTTATGACGATATGACGACTTTAAGTCCAAAATATAGAGTATATAAATATATAGATATAAAGAAAATATATATATAAGTAAAAATCATTTTAGTTTGTCATGTTGTCATTATATTATTTTTTATTATATTTGCCCCAACAATTAATTTAATTAAATATATTTATGACAGAACAGGGATACATTTCCAAAGACCTTTGCTTTGATGATGAAGGTAGGAGAAAACTTATCAGCGGGATAACTGCAATATCTAAAGCAGTTAAGAGTACGCTTGGCCCAAGAGGCAAAACAGTAATTATAGAATCCACAAGCCATACGCATGGAATCACAGTAACTAAAGACGGAGTAACTGTTGCTAAGTCTGTAGACTTATATGATCCCGTAGAGAACCTTGCGGTTAGGATGATGAAGGAAGCCGCTAACAAAACAGCGAGTGTTGCTGGTGATGGAACAACTACAGCAATTGTATTGACAGAGGCTATTGTAAAAGCGGGGATTGAGTTTATGGACAACTATGATGTTAACTCAACTGAGGTTGTTAGACTATTAAAAGAGAAAGTTGAGGAGATAATTAAGCAGCTTAATAAGAAAGCTCGTAAAGTAACGGGTAAGAGATTACTTGATGTTGCTACTATCTCGGCTAATAATGATAAAGTTTTGGGAAAACTAATCTCGGATACATATGAAGAGGTGGGGCTCGATGGGATTGTTACAGTTGAAAGATCTCAAACTTCTGAGACATATGCTGAGATTACTAATGGTATAAAAGTAGATAGAGGATATTCATCTCCACTTTTTATTAATGACCAAAAAAAGGATGAGTGTATTATGGAGGATGTACATATTTTAGTATGTGATACTGAGATAAACAATATCCTTCAAATTGAGAATGTTCTAAAAGAGGTTATTAATAAAGGACAAAAACTTTTAATCATTGGAGAGTGTAGTCAGAATATGATAAACACATTAGCGGCTAATGTTATTAAGAATGGGTTAAAGTTCTGTAATGTACCACCACCAAGTTTTGGATATAGACAGCATGAGTTAATGCAAGATATTGCTATGGCTGTAGGGGCTACTTACTTTTCGGAAAAGACGGGAGATGATTTATCTCTTGTACTTCCAAAAGACTTAGGCCATGCTCAGAAAATTGTGGTAGGAAAAGATAGTTCTGTTATTATAACAGGGAAACAAATGAGTGAGGAGCTTACTGAGAGAGTAGCTGAACTTAGAGTTCAACAAGAAAACACTAAGAAGAAAAACGAAAGAGACTTTATCAATACCCGTATAGCTTCTTTAGCAGGTGGGATTGGATGTATCTATGTAGGGGGTGACTCAGATATAGAGCAAAAAGAAAAATTTGACCGAGTCGATGACTCGGTATGTGCAGTGCGTTCCGCACTACAAGAAGGCATTCTGCCTGGCGGTGGATTAACTCTATGGAGATTAGCTCCCCCAAGAATTGCTGTTAAATCTAAAGACGATATAACAGAGGAGATGGTTGCAGATGGAATACTTCATGTAGCACTTAAAGCTCCTCTAATGCAGATATTGGAAAACGCAGGGTTAGATCATGAAGACATTATGACTAAAAAAGATTTAATAGATGACTTTAATGGGTTTGATGTTAAGAATGAGAAGTATGGAGACATGTTTAAGATGGGAGTTATTGATCCACTTAAAGTAACAAAGAACGCTTTAGTAAACGCAAGCAGTGTCGCTACAACTATTTTAAGTACCAATGCTATTATAACACACGCAAGAGCATGATAGAGTGGTTATTAAATTTATTTAGATTTCAAGATCCTAATAAAAAACTAAAAGAAAACGTAGAAAAATATGAAGCCAATAGGAAAATACATTGTAATTAAACCTATAGAAGAAGAATTAAAAACTAAGTCAGGGTTATTACTTTCTAATGAAGATGCTAATAACTTTAGATATAAAAAAGGCAAGGTTGTAAAATCAGGCACAGATGTTTCAGTAATCAAATCAGAAGATATAATCTACTACGATAAAGCTGCAGGCCACCAGATGTTTATAAACGATGAGGTCTATATGATTATTCTTGAGAGAGATGTCGTTGTTGTTTTATAAACTCATTCATCTCTACAATCATATTGCGATATACTTTATCCATATAAGAAGCATCATGTCTAAATAGGGGATTGTAATTAGGACTTTCCCCTATTTCTTCCCCATTTAATTTTTTATATAAAGTGTTAACTAATCGTTTACCTTTATAAGATAGCTCATATAGCGTAGCTTCTTTACCTTGTCGTTTCCGCCATACATGTATCCACCCCTCCTTTAATAGTCTATGAAATCTTGGTTCATCCCAAGACATACACTGTTCGAATTTTTTAAATTTACTTTTATTAAAGATATGTTCACTGTATAAGAAAAACAGCATATCTATATCGGGAGTTCCGATTTTGTATTTGGCTTTAGCCCAATACCTTATCACCCGCCAATACTTCATGTAGTCATGGGAGGGTTGAACTCTATCGTAGTTCTTTCTTACTATATTAGGCATTAAATTAAATTTGTATCTTTGCATACAAAAGTAATAAATAAAAAAATACTATTATGCCAACAGTAACTTATAAGTGTCCTGATACAGGAAAGAAAATGAAAAAGACTTTTCCTTACAATGCGGTAGGTAAAGCTCAGGCTTCCGAATTTGCAAGAATGTCGGGAGGTTCAAAAAAGAATAACCCAGGTTATGGAGATGAGAAGTCAACTAAGTCAACTAAGTCAACAAAAAAAAGAAGAAATAATATAAAGGAGTCTACTACTAATAAGAATGAAATTATTAATACAGATACTGGTGAGAGGTACAATTTAAAAACTGGTAAAATTAATAACCCTAACAGCCCAAAAGGGTACTAAAAAAATAAAACTATGCCAGATAAAATGATAGACAGGCTTAAAAAGAAAGACGCTAAAATAACTGCTCGTGCTCAAAAAATATCAGGTAAGGCTGATGAAAAAGCAGAGAAGATTAAAAAAAGCAAGTTAAGTCGAGAGAAGAAAATAAAAAGAATCGCTAAACTTAATAAGCGAACTGATAGAAAATTAAAAAGACCTCAGCGTAGAGCCGCAAAGATTGAAGAAAAAATCAGAAGGTTTAAAGATGCAGCACTAATGGTTGGTGGTAAAGATGAAAAATTACTAAAAGAGGCAAGAGGAATTATGTTAGGAGGTAGAGTTAAAAATTCTGGCATGAGAAAAAAAGCTAAATCAAAAAGATAATGGCGGACTACAAAAGAAAAATAGCCAAACTAAAGGATCGTAAAACCTCATCTTCTAAAAGAGCTACAAAGAAGATTGATAAGGTTAAAGGTAAAGCTGAATCTATTCAAAAAAAGGCTGATGCTAAAATGAGAAAGACTCGTACTAAAATGTATGAGAAACAAGTAACAGGTAAAGCGGGTAAGTCTGAAGCTAAAAAAGTTAAAAGAATAGAGGAGAGAACTAAAAAAAGAATTGCTAAACTTACTTCTGAAAAAGGGAAAGCTAAAACTCAAAAGCGTGCTGATAAAATTGCAGCAAAGCAAACAAGAAAAGAACAGAGAATTAACAGAAAGATTTCTAAGTTAAAGGCTAAGGACAAAAAGAAACAAACATTACTTGATGCTAAAGATAAAGTTCAAAGAAGTAGAGCTGCGATTGCTCAACGTATGTTAGACTTACAAAAGAAAAAACCTACATTAGGTGGTGATATAAAAACTTCTGGAATGAGAAAGAAATTTAAAATTAAAAACTAATGGCTGAGAAAAGAAAAAAAACTTTTGCTAATACTTATGGTCAAAGTTTAAGATATGGAAAAGGTGCAGCTGTAGATTCAGTTGCTGCTCGTAAGAAGCGTATTGCCAGAAAAGTAGCTGAGAACAAACAGAAGGAGAAAGAAAAAAAGGAAAAAGCTAAACTTGAGAAAAAGCAAAGAAAGAATGTTAAAAAAGGTATCGCATCCGATCAAAAAAGACAAGACAAACTTGCTAAGGCAGTTGATAAGAGAGCTAAACAAAAGAAAGCAAGTGAAACAAAACTTGCTGAAAAAAATAAGAAGGCAGCTAAAAAGTATGTAACCAAAAAATCAAAAGGTAAAACTAAGTTTGAGAAAGAGCAAAGTGCTAAGAAGGATGCTAAGAAGATGGCTAAAAAAACTTTCAAGAACGTAGAAAAAAACATAAAGAGAAATAAAAAAGCTGACGCAAGATTAGAGAAAAGAAAAAAACAAATTACCACTAAGGATACAAAAAGACAGGCTACTCTTAGTCGTAAGATGAAGTCTAATGAAGACACTTCTGCAAGAAGAATAATGAGAAGCAAGAAGGTTAGAGATAAAAGGATTTCTAAAACATATAGAGATGGGTTTGGTAAAAGATGGAGTGGTAAATACCAACATCTTAAAAAGAAGAGAGAAAATGAAAAAAGTAGGTCATAATGATTTGTATTATGATTTTACCCGTAATATGTCTTACGAGCAATCTAAGGAGTTTGAAAAAAAGCATGGTAAGACAGTAAAGGAGCAGCTTAGGAGCATATCCAAAGAGAGAAATAAAAATATTAGTATATTTGTAAAAAAATAAATAAATAAATAAATTATGAAAAAGCAAGGTTACAATTCAAGACTTGATGAGTCTTTAGGTGGAAAACACAAAGGGAAGCACAAGCAGTCTTTTAAAGACAGAAGAGACGAGTCTAAAGCAATGTCTAAAAAAGATTATGGTCATGCATATGGTGGGGATCACAATATGTCTTACGAAAAAATTAATAATGTAAAGAAGCACATTAGTGCGTCAATTCGTAAGTAATGGCTGCTAAAGGAAGAACTAAAAAAGGAAAATTCCCAGAGATAAAAGAATCTCGTCAAGGAGCCTTTACTAAGTGGGCTAAATCTAACGGATTCAAAGATGCGTGTAGTGGAGCTGCTGCTGTTATGAAGAATACTAAAAAGTATTCTGAAAAGGTAGTAAAGATGGCTAACTACGCTAACAACTTTGGATGTAAAATGAAAAAGTAATATGGGTAAATTATTAGTATGGTTAGGAGAAGCAATTATTTCCCTAACATGTAAATTAAAGTGTAAGTGGAATTGGTTGATGGCTAAATCTATGTTTGTAGTAGATAGCTGTCCTAATAAACTTTGCACTTGTAAAAAGTAAAATTAAATGAAAAGAACCGTAATAGGTAAATCAAGAGGCTTAGGTGATACAATAGAAAAATTCACCAAAGCAACTGGTGTAAAAAAAATCGTAGACTCTGTATCTAAAGCTACGGGGAAGGACTGCGGGTGTGGTAAAAGGAGAGACACATTAAATAGAATTTTTCCTTACGATAAAAAATAAAATAATATGTCATATCAAAAATTACAAACAGGAAGAGCCTTAGATGTATATCCAAGTGATATCGTACAAATTCCAGACGCTTCTACCAAAGTTCTTGCAGCTTCAGGTGATTTTAGTATTGCCGCTAAACTAACTACTACGGGGCAATCATTTACAACAGCAGGTATAGTACCAGGGACTTCTATTATTTATAATACTACAGATGGTATTGCATATGGGATTCAAGCTATAGATAACGATAATTCGCTTACTGTATTAGGAGCGGTAGGTGGTGCGACTTCTGATTTTGTTATTTATGCTCGACCTACTAACGGATGTGTTTTGTATGTTGGTAAAGGTGGAGATATAAATGTTCAAATGGCTGCAGATAAAGAAAAGAAATTTCAAGCGGCTGACTGTATAGAGTTTACAAATATCCCTGATTCAGCATTTCTACCTATTCAAGTAGTTGGTGTTGCTGCTACTGATACTACAGCACAGAACATTATAGCATTGTGGTAAAATGATTAGTGTACAAATAGCTAATGGTGTTGGACTCAAAGAAGTAATGAGTAGTGGGCTTAGGAGAAAAACGAAGCCAAAACCAGAGTTAATGACTAATTATGATTTTACACAAGGATCAACAGGATGGACTGCAATACCAGATGTAACTTTTAATGCTAAAAATAATACTTGCACTATAGGGCCGCCAGCTAAAGGCTCTAAGTTTGCGTCTATTTCACAAGCAGTTCTTACAGGAGGTAAGACATATAATGTTGAAATAGATGTATTGATAGTATCTAAATTAGGAAATTATACAGTAACAACGGAGAGTCAGTTGTTAAACACTATTACAGCAAATGGAGTTACTGCTTTTAGCTTTACTGCTGGACTTAAAGACACCCGAATATCTCTTAATTGTAACTCAATTAATTCTATAATAATTAACAGCTTTTCCGTAAAGGAGGTGTAAAAATAAAATTATGGCAACAGTACCAGGCGATCAGAAATTTCATACAGTACCAGGCTTTGTTGATACTGAAAATAAAGGATCGACATTAGCTAACTCTAATAGGGCTATCTATACTATGCAAGATATTATAGATACTTATTCTATAGCTCCATTTATTTATGAAGAGTATGAGGGTACTTTTACAAGAGCTCAGTTAAATACTTTAGCAGGCCAACCTGGCGGTGGTGCAACGCCAATCATATCAGGAGTTCCTAATAAATCTCTTATTGTTGAAGAGACATATTGGACTATAAATATTGATGGAGCAGGAGCGTACACTCCTTTAAATGCAGGGAGTGTTAATATAGTTCAGGCTACAGCTACTACAGGAAACCTTGCAGTATCTGTTCTTCCTCATACTGCTGTAAACCAAATACTTAGTGCGGAATCAATTCGTGCAACTTATTTTAGGGATGTTCCTGTTTCAGGAAATAGAATTTATGCTTTAAATAAACCTACCCGTCTTTATGTAAGTCCTACTTTAAGTTTTCCTGCTCGCTTTGATAGCTTAACTCTCAGATTAAAATACAGAACTATACCAGCTTAAAAATAAACTATGCCAGCAAGAGGAAAAAATAAAACAAACAAAGATCATCGTAACGGTGTAAAAAATGAGAAAAGGAAAAAAATAACTTTTTCCTATACACCAGAACCTTCTGTTTCTGATTCTTCTGGTAGGGGTAATGTGGTAGATCCTAAAATTTTCAACACGAAAGTAAAAAAGAAAAAACAGCCTGTAAAAACTCGTGAACAAATAACAGGAGTAATATATGATCCAGTTAAGAAAAGAGTAAATGCGGCAATGCAAGCTAATCCTATAGCAAGATTATTTACAGGCATAAAGCCTAAAAGTTCTTCATAAAAGAGAATTAAAAAATTATTATCTTTGTAATCATGAATTGGTATCAAACATCAACTTGGAATGGAGAAGCAGTTTATTTTATAACGTCAACATATCCAATAAAAAAATGAAAACAGAAGTGAAAGATACAGTAGAAGTAGTTGCCGCTAATGCAGGAGCGTTAGGCTTAACATTAACGCAGGTAAACGAGATGCTTCAGTTTATTTCTCTTTCACTTGCTATTGCATTTACAATCTATAAGTTTATAAAGAAAAAAGAAAAGTGACCATGAAATATTTTACCTTTAAAGAATTTGATTCTCCAGATGAGCCAGGTTCAGGTAAACATATGGACAGGGACTTTTTAGATATGCTTGACACAGCTCGAGAGGAAGCTGGTGTAGTATTCAAAATCTCCTCTGGATTTCGTACAGAGGCTTACAATAGAGATTTATTAAAAAGAGGTTACAAAGCCTCAATGAACAGCTCGCATCTAAAGGGTTGTGCTGCAGATATTGTTTGTACAGATTCTGCTAAAAGAAGTATAATAGTCAGAGCTTTAATAAATGTTGGGTTCACCAGATTGGGGATTGCAAAATCCTTCATACATGTGGACAGCGACTCTAAGCCTGATGCAATATGGTTATATTGATATGGCAAAGAAAGGAAGAACTAAAGGAAATAAAATATGTAAGGCAGGTAAAGATTGGGCGATGAGAACTTATGGTAAGTGGTCAGCGTATGCTGCAATGGGAGCCTCTAAATATTGTAAAGATCCTAATTACGCTAAAAAGAAAAAGAAATGAATCAAATAAAAAAAATGAAAGAAGTTGTGAAGCAATTAAAAGGTGCTTCAAAAATGCATGCTCAACAAGCTGCAAAAATTGAAAAGATGATTAAATCAATGAAGCCCAAACCTAAAAAGAAAAAGTAATGGCAGGAGCTTTAAAAAAATGGAGAGATGAAAAGTGGGTTCGTATAGGAACCGATGGATCTATTTTAGGTGCTTGCGGAACAAGTAAAGCTAAAAAAAATCCCGCAAGATGCTTACCATTATCTAAAGCTAAATCATTAAGTAAAGCGGAAAGAGCAGCAACAGCTAAAAAGAAAAAAAGATCAGGGGGAAGAAAACAGTTTGTAATGAATACTAAAAAGGCAAAAGTAAGTGGCTAATAAAAAAAACATGAAATGTAACCGAGTTGTATCTTCTGACCGCCCAGGCAAAAAGAGGATGGTAAAAGCATGCGAAGGTGGAAAAGAAAAACTAATCCACTTTGGTGCTAAAGGTTATGGTCATAACTATTCTTCTGCCGCAAGAAAATCTTTTAAAGCCAGACATAAGTGTGGTACTGCTAAATCAAAACTAACTGCAAGATATTGGGCCTGTAAGAATTTATGGGCAGGGAAGGGAGGCTCAACAAAATCAAGTCCTAAAAATAGAAAAGGTAAATACTAATGGAAGAGATATTAAAATTAATAGAAGGATACGGATTGCCATTAGTGTTACTGTTAGGAGCACTATACGCTTTGTATAATTTTTTCTTTTTCAGCATTAGAGAAGTTAAAAATACATTTTCAAAACATCATGAAAAAAATGCTGAGAACATGGAAGAAATAAAAAAGAAAATAGATATTATATTAGAATACATTAGAAAAAACTCATGAGCATATTAAGTAAAATATTTGGTAAAGGGGCATTGGATGTGGCTGGTAAAGTTGCAGGAATTGCTGATAGATTTATTCAAACAAAAGAAGAGAAGGCTGCTTTTGAAATGGAGATGGAAAAAATCTTTATAGAGGCTGAAGCAGAGATTCAAAAAAATGTAACAGAAAGATGGCGTAGTGATATGGCCAGCGATTCCTGGTTAAGTAAAAATGTTAGACCTTTAGTTTTAATATTTTTAGTGGTATGCACTGTTTTAATGATATTTATAGACGCAGGTTCTATTAAGTTTCAAGTAGAAGAAAAATGGACAGAGCTTTTACAGTTAGTTTTAATCACTGTGATTGGAGCTTATTTTGGCGGAAGGTCATTTGAAAAATTAAAGAAATAATGGCAAAGTCACCAGCATTTATATTTAGAGGAAACAAACAAAAAAAACGACCTGGAGTTCATGCAAAGTCAAAGACAAGTTCTTTGAAGAGTAGTAAGAATTATACTAAAAAATACAGAGGTCAAGGAAAGTAAAATATATATCTTAACTTTTCTTATCTTTGCAATATTAATTAATTTAAATAAAAATCAAATGAAAAAGATTACAGATGAAGAATTAAAAAACCTTCAAACATTAAACGCAGAATTTAATAAAGTAAAAACACAATTAGGTGATTTAACTTTACAAAAACATGGGTTGTGCTTAAAAGTTGAAGAGTTAAAAAAAGCGTTTCAGGGAGCCGAAAAAGATTTAATGAAAAAGTATGGCGAACAAGCTGTTATTAACTTAGAAACTGGCGAGGTAAAAGAAAAAGAAAAAGATGGCAAAAATAAATAATACTACTGTATACCCACAGGTTCTTCCTGCTTCAGATGACTTGTTAATTTTAACGGATAAAAATGATTCGGATAAAACTAAAACCTCATCTGTTGCAGACTTTCAAAAGTTCTTTGGGGTAAGTACAGTAGATATTACTATTACTGCTGATCAATTTAGATTTTTACATACTAATCCTGTAGATGTAGTTGCTGTTGATAGCAATCAATTTTCAGAAGTGATTTCAGCTTCTATTCAATATACCTATGCAGACGCTCCTTTTACTATAGGTGGTTCAGGTGATATATGTTTAGCTCATGGTACTGGATCATCAACCTATGTAGGTGCAAATTTTCAGCAGGGAAACTGGAATGGTGTTAACGATTTTGTATCGGTAGCAAGGCCTCTTTCACATGTATATCCTAATCCTCAAGGTGGAGATAAGTTATTATTGTATGCTTTTACTTCAAATCCCACAGGAGCTTTGGCAAACGGGTTTTTTAAATTAAATGTACAATATAGAGTATACACATTTTAAATAATAAGAAATGGCAAAAATTGAAAATACAGTCGTCTATCCTACGGTCACCCCAGCAATGGATGATTTACTCATCGCTACTGATGTTAGTGATGATAATAAAACGGTTACGTTTTTAGTAAGTGACTTAGCGGGAGGAGCTGGTATTCTTCAAGGATTGCAATCAGTTTTAGACACAGGTAATACTGCTATAGAAAGTATAAATCTTACAGGTGATATAAATGTTTTAGGAACAGTTGCTCCTACAACAATTACAGCTTCTGGAGTTACAGGTCTTGCAGGTCAAATACTTTCTTCTACAGGAACAGGTATTCAATGGATTAACTCTCCAACTTTATCTTGTTGTGAATTAGATGATGTATTAAATGTAGGGAATACTGCTACTATTGATATCATTACTTCTGCAAGTATTGAAATGAATGGTGCTGCTCAAACATTAGCGTTATCTAATAACACTGATATGACATTAGCAGCTAACTGTTCTATTACTACAGAAGACGATATTATATTAGGAAATTCATCTGTATTAAACTTTAACACCACTTCGGTTTTAAATGATTCTGCAGGTAGTGTAGGAACAGCGGGAGCGATATTAACTGTTAATGGAGCAGGAACAGGTGTAGAGTGGTCAATAGGAATTCCTACTCAGTCTATGCCTACATTACAAGAAGTCTTAACAGCGGGCAATACTGCAGTTGGAGTTGGTATAAACCTAACAGCTGGATCTCCTTTAGTTTTAGATGCTGCATCTAATATTACTTCAGGGGGTACAAATACTTATAATGGAATAAATACTTTTAATGGAGTAGTAGAGGTAAACGCTTGTTTAGAAGATTCACTTGGTTCTTGCGGTATTAACGGTCAAGTATTAACATCTACAGGTGCAGGTGTTGAATGGACAAACGGGGGAGGTGTAGGTTTACAAAACTTATCGCAAGTATTAGCTGTAGGTAATACTGCTACAAACGATATTATATTAAATGGTACGATAGAGCCAACAACTATTACAGATTCTACATCTTCAGTAGGGTTGGCAGGTCAGATATTAAGTTCTAACGGAACAGGTTTAACCTGGATAGATGCAGCATGTTGTAATCTACAAGATACGCTTACTGCCGGTAACACTTCAAACACAGGTATTGTATTAACAGGAACAGCTGCTTTTGCGGGCCCAACTCTTGATGTTACTCAAATATTAGATAGTTTAGGATCACAAGGGCTTGCAGGTCAATTTTTAAGTTGGAATGGTGCAGGTTTACAATGGGTTACAGGTGGTGGTGGTGGTGGAGTAACTACTGTTACTACAACAGATGGAACCTTTATAGACTTAACACCAAATGCTCCTACAGCAGGTGCGGTTACAGTAACTGCAGATTTATCAGCAACAGGAACACCAAGTGCTACAACATTTTTAAGAGGAGACAATACTTGGGCTACACCAGCGGGTGCAGGGGGTGTAACATCTGTTACGCAAGGTACGCCAGGAACTTCAACGGGTTTAACTACTCCTTTAACTATTACTCCTACTACAGGTGCTGTAGTGGTAGATTCTAATGCTTACGATGGAGGTAATGCTGTAGGCCATGTTCCTCGAGGCGGTTCTGGGACAACCTTCTTAAGGGGTGATGGAACTTGGGCAACACCAAGTGGTAGTGGAGATATATCTACTTATACTGTAAATGAAAAATTTGCCCTTTCTAAAGCATCTG